GTGCGTATTTATTAGTATGAAATAACACCCCACAACTCTCTAATTGAAACATGAGAGTAACAAGCAACTTATACTGAAGATGTAAATATAATTTATTCTATTAGAGTCAGTTTTCAATTTTGTCTTTGCTTGTTTTCTATTGGACCAACATTTTCTTTCCCAAGAAGCAGTTTGTAGCGTATTGGCATTTGTTGATCCAGGAATGACCCAGCCTGTCTCCCCCCCACAGCATCTCGCAAGAGTTTGATAGCCTCGTGGGTTTAGCGGAGTGGGGGTAACTCGTTATCTGGTCAAAGGTTTTAGCCACGGCGGGCCAGATATAAGAGGTGATTACTGTGCGAGCATTACACCCACAACAACCAAACTCATTCAACCGTATACAATCATGATCACAACTCAGACGCCAGCCCCCATGTTAGAGACAAAACTCGCATCAAAGGGATACCGGACTCCTAAAACGGAAAAAATCATCTATAGCAGATCAACAATAGTACAAATGCGACCATTAGAGCCCCTTTATTTGACGTTACAATCAGCAAATATTAGGCGATATCTGGAGTACGCAGTACACAATGGTGGAGTACACCTTAATTACGTTTTGAACAGAAAGTGGAGAAATGTCATCAAGCTCAATATGAACGCAGATGGCAACTCCCAGATTAAATCTTATTTCCGCACTAATCATGTGAGCACTTCCTATTGGCCGTTGCCACACAAGCAGAGATTTAATTTTGAATATGGCATGGATTTATTACAATTCATGGTCAAGTCGATGCAAGAATCTTTCAACACAACTTTTGAAAGCCTCACGGTAACCCAGCACTTATATGCTGTAGATCAATTTGATACATTAGGAAACCCTTTAATATTCGTCAAGAACAATGTTTTTGTAGCCTCTAATATTTATGTTCCCTATAATCATGGTTACTATCGCTTCGAATGCAATTCCCAAGAAAATAAGAATGTTTTCTGGGCGATTGCAAATAAAAGTAAAGTCAGAATAGCTGTCAGTTTGCTAATGCCTGAACTATTACTTAATTTCGGTCAAGTGGGCAATGATATGACAGTCATTGTGGATCCAGAAATTAGATTGGAATTATGCACTTCCATGCCTTGGGTTTTCCTACCCAGGGTGTTACGAAAAACTGACCATGGTCATAGATATCAATTTGAGGCTCCTTATTTGTATCAATTGACTCGTAATCCTAACAAGATAACAAACTTAGGTTACACAATCTTGACTCGATATTTAACCAATCGAGAAATGCATGCCCTGAATGGCAACATTAGAATCCTTTTGTTTTTGTTGAGCATCCTTTGCCAATACGTGTGGTTCCTCGCCACCAAAACAATGAATAAGCTCACACATTCCTTAAATGGCAATTCTGTCAATGTTAGCGTAAATGATGTAGTTTTCAAGACCACAACATTTAATGCTGATATAAATGCCATTTGGATTGTAAAGAAAGAACCCAGATATCCTTTCATAGTCTTAAAAGATCAAGATAAAACTACCCTTTATGGTTTTTGCACCTCTCTGCCTCAAGAAAACTTTGAATCTTTGGTGGGAATTAGTTACAGTGCCCGTCCAAAAAAATTTATCAACTTCATTAATAAACATTCCACTCCTTGTACTGTAAAATTCGGTCACGTCGATTTTAAAGGACAATGTGCTTTTAAGAATGAACCTATTTATGTTACTGTTGATGAATTGGACGCACCTAGGAAAACACTAGCAGCTCCCAAACCAGCCAAAGTCGAAGCCCCAAAAACCAAAACCCTCTCTCTAATTAGACCGTCTACTTCATGTAGTTCCAGTTCTTCCATAGAAATGAGAGAAATCAAGAAAACTCCTTCACGTGATGGATCATGTGAGGTTGAGGAGTTCTTGCCTCTTGTCATTCGTACTGACAGGGTAGAAGAGGAAAAACAACATGAAGCCCCAAAAATACCACAACTTAAAATCGATGCCAGGAAACTTTTCCCCAATTTGTCCCCAAAACAAATATCTGCCTACCTCGAAACGCATTCCCAACTGGATATGCTTAGATTGCTTTCCCCAAGTATGTCTACCATATCCGCCAACTCGGAACGTGCTGAAGAGAGACGCAAACTTCGTATTACCCCCCCCGAAGATTTCTGGAAAAAACAGTTCAATGATTCAATAGCGGAGTTAAAAGAGAATGCCTTGGGATGTGCAAACAATCTCAACAGCGTTATCACTCACGTATCATTTTCACCCGTAAATGATGATGTAAGGGACCAGCCTAAACCAACCTTGAATCACGTGCAAAAAAACAATATATTCAAAAGCCCTCGAGCTTTTGCACCTGATTCTTTGGATTTCACGCAAACTTTTGAAACCATCATCAAGAAATCTATTGACCCCGGCAAACCAAAGATTACTCCGTCCCCTAGGAGTGTTGTGTCAACCCCCAGTTCTCCCGTTCCTTCACTTACGCCATCAATATCTTCAATATCTACCCCAACGGTAGAAAATGAACCTGCTCCTGCGTCTGATTTTGCGCTACAATCGAGATCATTCGCATCCAATGAGCATTACCTGCGAAAGATATACACATCTTTCATAGATAAGGCGAAAATTGGTCATAAAACAAGCCCTCTTGAGTCAATCAATGAATTCTTGAGGACCGCTGTTATTACTGATTTCAAGAAAATCCAAACACAAGTGGATACAAAAGACGCAGTCATTTGTACTAACCAGGAGTGGATGAATTCTCTCACAAAAGTGTCACGAGAGGTTTTAGGCATTGGGTCCTTCCTAATGCTATCACAAAAAATTGGGAACAAGTTACCCAATCAAGCCAAACCTTGGTTAGCATTAACTTCACTTGCTGCTTCTGTTGCGTATGTAGGTTACAAACACTACATACAACAACCGTCTGAAATTCTTAGAATTCACCGCTTCACTGATCCCTTGCCTATAGCTGGTAAGTTCAATGTCCTCCCCTCACAATTAGGTTCTGAAACATTGAAATCACCATGCCTTAAAACCATTTGCCAAACCTTCATCTTCCGTTATGATCTCACTCCTTGTGACACCATAACCCAACGCGAAATCATTTTCTCCCCAATGCTTTTGGAGGAAATCAAAAGATCTTTCAACCCTCACATAACAGTGGACAACACCTCATCCCGCGCTGGATGGTTCACAGTTCTGTCTAATTTGGTTAGAGCCTGGTCTAATAAATTGATTTTCGACGCCCCGGTGGAGGCTGTTTTTTCGGGTACTGTCCATGTTGCTGTCTGTCAAATCGCAGATGATTTGAACATGCAGCAGGATTTTTGCTAGTCAAGTCAAGGCCTCACCATAGAGGGTATGTATATGGTGAGCGAAAAGCGACCATACCGGAGTTTCAAAAAGACACTGGAAAATTAAAGTTGGTTTTCCATGCGTCTAGATACACCATCAACTCACAATTTGCACAGGTAGATTGTGGATGTGTTGACTTTATCCCCAACACGCCTTCTATCTTTGACCCAGCCACCGCCGCTGCGGGTCTCCTAAAACGCATGGCTTCAGTTAATGTCTCTAATAAAGAAACTATAGCTGACTTCAGAACTTCCAATCGTATGTATTTTAGGAAATATCTCAAACCACTTGAATTCATTGACATAAGGAATGATTTCTTGCGATTGTTTGAGCTGTGGGTATTAACCACAAATTACTCACAAACAAGAATTGCAGAACTTCGCAAATGCCTTGAAAAATTTTCTTTGAACCCCTCTTTGTTACACAAAGTTTTGGATGAATTGTTCACCAGAGATGAGAAAAATTTTTCACCTATTACACGTAGAGTCATAGGTATACGAAGTTTTATTAAAAATGAATTTTATGAATTCAGCAAGTATGCCAGAACCATCAATAGTAGATCAGACACTTTTAAAGCTTTAGCTGGTTACATTTCGAAATCAATGGAGAAAAGAGTGTATGACTTAAACAGCCATGTAGGCAAGCATTTCATCAAACATGTGCCAGACCATCAACGTTCTAGGTACATCATGGAAAATGTCTACAGACCCGGAGGTCATTACGCACAAACAGATTTTTCCTCCTTCGAAAACACCATAGGTTACGCCCAGCAGCAAGCATGCGAAATGCAGCTATACCAATGGCTATTGAAAGATAGTCCTGATGCTTTGGCTTTGCTTCAAGCCCAATTGACGAAGAATTCATTGAATTTCCGCAATTTTTCCATTAAGTTGCGTCCTATGCGCATGTCAGGTGAGCTAACTACCTCTCTTGGCAATGGAATCACCAATCTATGCGTTATCAGATACATGTTACATTTGGAAGGCATAGCTGATGAACGTTTCGTAGTGGAGGGAGATGATGGTTTGATTTGGGTACCTCATAAATTTCAACCATCCACATTGAAGGCAGTAGAGCAATTGGGTTTTAAACTCAAAATTAATTACACTGACCATATCAATGAAGCGAGTTTTTGTGGGAAGATTTTTGACACAACCAATCACATCACAATTACCGACCCCTTTTATTTATTGGCCGCTAGTGGCTATACCGAGAACATAGGCAAGATCAGCGACTCTAGAGCAAGCATGGTTACAGCTTGTAAAGGATACAGCATGATTTACGCTTATGCCAACTGCCCTATCGTGGCCAGTCTCGGAGATAGATTCATAAGAACATCTGGGATAACTGTCAGCGCAATCAAACCATGGTTGGCAAGACAGAAGATGGACACATATAAATCTAATACATTGTTCCTTGCACTTGACAATGTACCCCAAAACTATCTCGAAGTTCCATTCACAACACGGATGTTGTTTGAGAAAGTTTTTGGCATCACCATCGATACTCAGCTCCTTATTGAGAAAGAAATACAATCTGGAGTTGGTTGGTTTAGTTCGAGCATTTTGAATTTCATTGCTCCCACTAAAACAGTTGAGAAGTTGAGAGACCAGCAATTGCATGTGTTCTGTCCGTCACATTGGCTGCTCAATTACACTCAAGTGGTGCCACAATCCACCATGTACCCAGGATCAGTTGTCCCGAAAGTGTTGGTGCTTAAAGATATGCACATAGGACAAGAAATACGTGTCTAGGTGGACACGTTTTTCGGTTGACCACCTTAGGTTAGGCAGTGTGAATTAGCCGTAAATATTCAACAAG